CAAATTCAGTTTGTAAAGCAACTCCAGATGTAACTTGTGTTTTAGTTGTTCTGACTGCCCCTGTGTGTGCTATTCTGTTTATAGATTCTACTTTGTTATTAATTGAATCCATGATCGCTGTTAAACTAGCACCTGATGGCTGTAATAAATAAGGTTTTAAGTTAGGTTCCATTTCGTCAGGCATTTCAATTANNTCTAATTCATCAGGCATTTCTATAACTGCACCAGCACCAGCACTTGCATTTACACTTGGAGTTTTAACTAATGATGGGTGGTTTGTTAATCTGATTAATTGTTCCATTTCAGAATATTCGTTGTAGATAGATTTTTGTAAGTCAGCAATATCGGTAAGGTCTGATTGGCCAATTCCTCTTTTATGAGATTTAGAATTGTACAAAATAACTGCTGGTATTTTACCAATCATATTAGGAACAGTATCTACTAGTTGAGGCTCTTCTCGATCAGGCATATACACTGTATCAATTCTATCAGGATACCACATTCTTAAATATTGCCCATTTTCTCTATCAACTTCTTCTCTTATTTTTAAATAATCTAGTTCATACTTTCCATTAGGTTGTCTTTTAAAATTCCAATCTAAAACATTTTCAGGAGTCACAATAGAAACGTATGGTCTAATATCTTGTTGTAGTTCTTCTGCTCTAGTGCTTGTTTGAATATTTGGTTTATCTAATATCATAAAACAATGACCATAAATTGATGCGTAGTTTTGTGCTTGTTTAATAACTGAATTAAAATTGTTACCCTCTAGGTCAGCATCTTTTAAGAATGATTCTAAACTTTGTTCTTCTGCTAAACTTTCAAAGTTTCTTGATGGTTTGACTCTAAATAAAAATGATGAATAGATTTGTATTACGTTTCTGCAATGATTATCGCAAGGTGTATTAGCAAGTCTTTGATTGAACTCGTTATCTAATTCTAAATTATATCTATTTAAGTATTGACCTAATGTATAATCGTATCCACCATTATAAGATCGTATGTAATATTCCCAATTTGTAACTGTTTCTTTATAGTCTTTGTGAACTTCTAATGCTGAATCTCTGTTATATGCCATTACTTAATTGCCCATCTTGTCGGTTTAGAAAATGAAACGTTGCTAGTAAGAGGTTTGATAAAATCAATTAAGTATCCTAAAGCATCATTCATATGGTCAAAACCTTGTTCTTTGTCAGGAATATTTGTGTTTTCCTTGTATATCTGTCTTTGTAATCCTTTTATCATTGTTTTGCAAGATTTTGAAACGAAAATATGTCTATGACCTTTAGAGTCTTTGAGTTTAGAATTTACAGCATTAACTCTATCTCTAATTGACGGGTGCTTGTGTTTAACTTTTACTTTGAAACCAGCGTTCTGCAATATAGATAAATCAGTTCTACCACCCGCAGAAGTTTTACGTTGTTTAGAAGCTGGGTCAGGATATACAAATATCTGTGCTTTAGAACCATATCTATCTCTTATCTCTTGGCACATTTCATCAGTATTACTTGAATAAATTACTATCTCATCTACGACATAAATCTTATCTTTTTCTATTTGTGCTACACAAGCTGACATTGGGTCAACGTTAAAGTCCATTCCTAAATGAAAAGGTTTAGTCCAATCTATTTTCTTATCTATTACTGAATCAACGGGGTGGAAGTTGTAATAAACAGCGCCAGCATAATTCTCAAAAGTTCCCTCAAACTCTTGTCTAAATGTTCTAATATCTATGTCTTGTTTAGCTTGTTCTATTTCTTCTTTAGAAACCATACCACCTTGAATAGTCGTATATTGAAAACTAGCCCATTGATCGTCTTGCTTACCTTTAAGATACATTTCATAAGACCAATTACCATAACCTTTAGGTGTTCCACACATCATCACATTGCCTAAAGTATCTGATACTGATGCTCGTAATACTTCAAACCAAGTTCTTTTGTCTATATCTGCAAACTCATCAAGTATTAAAAAGTTTAATCCTGTTCCTCGTAAAGCATCATAATTATCAGCACCTTTTAATGAGATTGTACTGTTTGTTTTTCTGATTCTAATTGTAAGAGTTGTTTCGTTTATATCCTCAATCCAATTAAACTGATTAAGCATTTCTTTTAAATTAGACCAGCATATCTCTTTAGCCATTTTAAAAGTTGGTGCTACATACCATATTTGCTGATTTGGTTTAGATGCGTATTTCATCATTTCAGTAATACATAGATAAGTCTTACCGAATCTTCTACCTGATATTAATACTCTAAATCTTTTATCACACGAACTAACTTCGTATTGTGGCTTCGTTAATTTAATTTTCATATTAACTAGATACTATTCCCTGACATTTAAAATTGACCATTACCTTGCCTTTGATAACTTCGTCCATACCTAGTTCTTGGTTTATCGTAATTGCGTTTAAATATCCAGCAGTAGCACAATCATAAAACGTATTGTAAGGTTCTAATTGCGGAAAAGGGTCAGAACATTGTTGATAAACAGCAGAACATATTTGTAAAACTAATATGAACTTCACTTCTTTTTTCTCTTATAGAATAACCTATTTACTCTTATCTTCCATATGTTTGCTGATATTCTTGAAGCTATATGCTCTATCTTTCTTAATATAAAATCTATCATCTTTTTCATTCTAATATAATTTTCTTAATTGATTTTGAACCATCTACATTTGTTTCTAACTCTGCTGTTCCACTCCAACATTTGTAAGATACAGATTCATTAAATTGTCTCTCCGCTTGTCTTTTATGCTTCAAGCAAGTTGCCATAGACTCTTGTATTCTTGCTTCCTTAATCTCTCCGTTAATAAACATTAATAATCCTACAACAGCTTCAACCATTAGTGACTCTTTCCATTAGCAAATTCTCTTTGTTTATCTTTTAACTTCTCTATGTCAGACATAGCTTTTTCAAGTTGTTTAGCAATGAACTCAATATTAACTTTGTTTGTCATATTCATTTCTTGGTTCTTTTCTAACTTCTCTACTGTCTTATATAATTCCTCTACAAGCATAAATAATTCTTGTATCTGTGGAGATACCATCTTGCCTTTTGGAACTCCTATAATAAATTCATTAGCCGCTTCTAAATCTTTTTCTACTAGCTGGCTTTTAGTTTCTAATTTATTTAATCTTTCAATAACACCGAATGCAAACCACGCACCGATAATACAAATACTTATCAGACTAGCAACTGTCTTCATTGGCATTTGTACTTGTTGTTCTTCTCCTATTTTAAGAGCCATAACCTTTTAATATCCATTCGTATATCTTCTTTAGAATCTTTTTAATCTTCTTCATAATTTAAAATCCTTACGCCAAGTTCTCATTGCCCAAAAAGCTGGAGATAAACTTTTCTGTCCTCTTACCTTTGCAAGTATTGGACGGAATCTCGCAAAAAAACTTCTCCGTCTCGCTGGGTCGTTTCTACCTATGCTCATTCCTTTTGCCCCGAAGTTCACTTTCTGTACTTTACCTGTTCTTCTGTTTTTGACAAATACTTTGAACTTCTTAACGTCTCCACGTTGTACTTTGTTAAGCTTAACTGTTCTTCCTTTGTACTTTGCCATAAATGACTAATAGCACAAAAGCTTGAAGTATTAAACTTTATTGTGGTTCGTGACCGCTACAAATATACCCTATGACCTGTTTCCCATTATATTCGTGATAGACGTGATTTGAGAATAGCTTACGTTTTTTCTGTTCGTGAACTCTAACATTAGTATGAAACCAAGCGGAGCAAGATTGCTGTATCTCAAACGTCTCAATTTTCACATCTCCAAACGTAGTGAGATAGAGTAAAGAAATTATAATTGGCTTCATCTTTTAAATTGCCTTAACCGCCAAGCGTGGCAGATATAGTTATCTTTGACAGCGAGTGCATTCCATTTACCGCAATAGTTCCTACGATTGCTAAATAAATAACAGTTACCACAAGCCGCTTTTGATGTAGTTTTTTGGAAAGATTGAGGAAGTTTATAATCTATGATTTCTCCACTAGGATAGAAATTACTTCTTTTTTTTATCATCTTCTATTTTGTTTTTGTAAAATAAATTAAGAAATGCTTTATAAGCACCGCCACCATTATAGTCATTTTCTTGGTCAGCTTCTTGTTTAAGCTTATCTAACATCTTATTAAACTCTTTAGCTTCTTTGTCACTTACTGTCATTTCTTATCCTTTATAACTTTTATTAACTGATTTCCAACTGTCGATATTGGGTCTAAATTAATATCTTTAGTAGAGCAACCTGTAAATAATAAAATGGATATTATGCTAACGACCCTGACCACGATATTTCTTCCAACTAGCTTTTTTTGATTTATTCATTGTACTAAAGTTTGGTCTTCTTCCTATACTCGTGCCTTTAAATGTTTTCTCATAGATAACTGTCTGACCAAAGATATTACCTTTTTTTTTAGCCATCTACTTTGTCAGCTTCAATAATTAATGGTAAAGGTTCAACAACATTTTGAGTCTCAACTTTATCTCTCATATTAAGTTCGTTCTTACTTAACCATACCATCATATTTGGATTACCTTTTTTAAGTGCGTTCTCCCACATCTTCTTTCTCAAAGATGCTTTACCTTTGTTTTTATTAACCTCTATAATTTCGGCATAATTTCTTTGTAATGTTCTAGCAGAGATTCCCATAACACCACCTATTTCTTCTTGTGTGCAACCAATAGATGCTAGGTTTCCAAGTATTTCTAAATCAATGTCCTTTTTGGGTCTTCCGACAGGTTGCTTTTTTTCTGCCTTATTTGTCTTATTTTTGTCGCTTTTCATTTGCCTTATTTATAACTCATTTCCCCAAGAATCCCAACCTTTTACTCTCTCTCTAGCAAACAGTTCAATTCTATTAACATCACCACAAAGTTCAACTATTCTATCTCTTATAGAGTCAGGTTTTTTACTATGATGTTGTAGTTTGCTTATTATTAATTGTCTTACAGATTTAGATAATCTTTTTGGTTTTCCTTTTGTTGCTAATAAACATTGTTCAGGATTACAGCGAGTCCAATATCCCATTCCTGTAAAATATCCCTCTGATTTTTTATTCTCTTTAACCCAAGTAAAAGCTACTGTCTTATATGTGAAACCCCATCTTTTAATAACTTCCAAAGCTTCAGGGAGCATTGAGTCAATAACCCATATGAACAATACACAATCATTATCAGATATAGTGCTGACAGGTAAATTATAAATATCGTTAATATTAAGGCAATCGTAATGACGTAAAGCAGATCGTTTTTCACCTTTATTAGAATAGGTTTTAAAGTGCCAAGCTGGGTCTGCATAAATAATCTTATATTTATTTTTAGGAAACAAAATCATATCTCATTATTCCAAGACAACAACATTAAAATTACAACTAAATAGATTACAGCAATATAACCTAAAGATAGAAT